TATTATTTTATTTAACTCGCCAAATAATCCTTCTAATACTAGTCTATGAGTTTGCATACCATCTAATGTTCCTGTCAAACCAAATCTGTATTTACATAAATGAAGTTTAGTCATAATTGATGTAAGAGATTTGGATTTAAATAAATGAGCTTCATCTCCAACTACCATACCAAACTGTTCAAAGTATTTTTTGGGAAATTTATATATTGATTGCCATGTAGATATAACGACAGTTTTTGTCACTTGTTTATCATAACCACTATAAATTTTTTGCATAAATGTATCTAACCAACCATAGTCAATAAAGTCGGAATGCATTTGTTCAACTAATGATGTTGTGGGAACAAGTATTAATATTTTATTAGTGGTAGTAGCTTGTAATAATAAACTATAGTATCTTACTAAGACGTAAATAATAAGCGATTTACCAGAAGCAGTAGGACTAAGCAAAAGAGCCCTATGTTTTCCAATTGCGTGAGATATTGCGTTAATTTGATAGTCACGTATCTTGATACTTTTTCCATTAGATCTAAGTCGGAGTCCTCTAATATATCCAAGTAATATTGCTCTGTCAATTTCTTTATCATCTTTTAAATCCTCGTCTACAGAATATTCTTCATTTAAATCTTGTAAATATTTAGTTAAGTATGTTATCAACCCAAGATACAATTCTCCTGTGGCTGGTGAAAATAATCTTATTTTACCATCCCAAATACGATTCCTAAACGCAGGCATAAAACGAGCGCCTGGAACTTCAAAAGTAAAAAAATCAGATATAGTTCTTGCGATACTTGGTTCTGCGTTTACTTTGAGATATACTTCGTTCTTCTTAGATATTTCTATCATTAGATAGTACCATCTACAAACTTTCTCCATTCAATCGCATTTTTAATATCCCAACCTCTACTTTGTATTTGTTTTAATATTCTTTCACATGAGTCCATACAAATCTTATTGTACTCTGTTTTTTGTTTAGCTTTGATAAGTTCTTCATCTGATTCTAAATATATGTGTATATCCTGTTTTAATATTTTGTGATCAAAAGGATTATCACGATATATCTGTGGATCAGCCTTACCACCATAATATTCCCATTTTTTTCTATAAAGAATACGATATTGTGCATCAGACATTAATTGTAGTTGTCTAAAGTTATTATAGATATTTAAATATTTTTGGTGTAGGTTTGCAGTTTTTAAAGATTCATCTCCTAACTCAACGTCATCAATCTTTAAATCTTTTTCTGCCTGTTTTTGCAATTCATCTAATGTCATAATAATCCATTCTAAAAGGCGAGTAGGGTGTAAAACTTACTAGGTTTTATATTATTTCTTACTATTAAGAAACTAGGATTGGTGTTAAAGTTTACCATCTCCTACTCTAATATATTTATAATACTTCAAACTCGTACAAATCAAATTGAAACTGAACATCAGCAGTTATTCCTTCTCCAGTTGCATCTTGTGTATTATATGTTACACCAGATAATGATGATGGATAAAGACCTCTAAAATTAACTCTAATCTTTGGATTGTTTTTATTGGACAGTATATGCATTGTTGCATCACTTGTCAATACTGATGGATTTAAAACTGGTGCATTTCTTACATTAGAAGTTTGCTTAGGAATTACTGGTAATGCACCAGGCTTTGTTTGTATTTCGTTTCTTAAAGCACTATCAAATTGTTCGTTGTCTTTGGGAAATCCTATACCAGTTATCCAATCATGCAATTCACGATAATTTGCTAAATCTTCTTGGACTATAAAAGTTACATTAAGTGTTTCATAAATGAGTGTATCTCCCATAAACGGCACACCTTTGAATCTAGTATTTAATATCGCATCTCCAGACATACTAATGCCTGGAACATTTGCAGATGTTATCGTATACTCAACATTAGGTAATTTTAGAATATCAAACCTAAACTGTGTTGGGTGTGTATAATCTAAAGTACTAGGTTGTCTGTTTAAAGAGTTAAAATTAACTGCCATAATGATCTCCTTCACAAGTATTTATAACGACTTTGTGTTGGCTTTGAGGGAAGGGCTCGAACCTTCACGCAAAAATATTTGCACACAATAAACAGTTGTGCGTGTCTACCAATTCCACCACCTCAAACTATTTAAGCAGCTAACTTAACATTTATTCTGTCCAGTGCAGAAATTATTCTTGTCATACCAATTCCACCGCCAACTCTTGGAATAAAATCATATTTCAAAAATTCATTCAACTCTTTTTGTACTCTATCTTTTCCAAATAGTTTGTATAACAATTCTGCATACTCACCATCTGATATTGTTTCAAATGTATTTCTCATTTGTTCTTTGTCTGTACTTCTTTCAGCAGAACCTATTGTTTCCATACCATTTAAAATTACGTCAATCTTTTTACTGGTAATACCATCCAAATCTTCGTTTCTTGACATATTCCAAAATGGTGAAGTAAACTCTGGAAAGTCTGTAATCATACCCCAATCAATAATTTCTTCGTGTTCATTTTCCAATTCACTTACATTAAATTGGTCACTCCATTGATCATAAGTTTGTATTTCTAATTCTGGAAACCCCATATGTTTACATAATTCTATTTCCATATTTTTAAGATCATTGATATCGCCAGGCATTTCAAATTCAAACATTGGAAATATTGTTTCATGTCTGCCAGGAATTGCATTTGGTTCTTGTCTATAGCTAGTGGAAACACAAAAAAACCCCTTACTAGAGGGGCGTGTTAATAGTTCATGTTCTAACCACATTTGTCCAGTTTGTGGCAGGGGCCATATATTCCCCATGTAATTATATGTTGCGACATTTTCTGGATCTTCGCAAGCCGCTAATATTGATAGTCGATTTTGTGTATGTACTTCTTCAAAACCTTTGGATAAAAAAAATGACCTCAAAAGGCCAACTGCGTGTGTAAATTTCTTAGGTGATATAAGTTGTGTCATAATTTCCTCTTTTGTTTAAAAAAAGGGGGATAAAAATCCCCCTAAAGTTATTATAGTATTTTTTACTACATGAGATTACATTAAGTTTGTTACCTGTACTCTTCTGTAGTATGTGTTTGCGTTTGCAGTAAGAGCACCACCACCAGCAGTTGCACCTTCAGCGAATGGGTTTGCTGTCATTCCATATCTGGTTTTGAAACCGATTTTTGGTTGAAATGATTGCTCACCTACTGCACGAACCATTTGTAATGGTACATATGGGCAGTAAAAGATACCAGCATCAAATGGTGATGCACCCTTATATCCAGATACAAAGTACTGTTTAGCAGAACCAGAATTTGCAGAATATGGATCAATGTAAACTTTATGTCTACCATTGAGAACACCAGCAAATGTATTTCCAGTATCGTCTACAGTTAGGTTATTATTAAGAGCAGGAGTATAGTCTAATACACCAGCCATTTGAAGTGCAGAAGCAACGTCAGCAGAACAGATAATCATGTTACCTTTTCCTCTACGTGTTTCTTGTGCAATATGATTTGCTTCTCTTTCAAGTTGGAACATAAGTCCTTTGAACTTCTCAACTGACCAACGACCATTTGAGTCAACGTCCATATCAAATATTCCAGCATTTGCAGTTGTACCAGCAGCTGCACCAGCTTTAGCAGTTTTATATACTGTTCTTACAACTTCTCTATTGATTTCTGAAAGAATTTCAGAAGAAAGAATATTTGACAATTCTGTTTCTGCATCAAGACCATGAATTGCTTTTAAGTCTTGTGCAAGTTCCATTGAATATTCTGCTTTTAGTGCTCTTGATCTTGCAGTAACACTATGCTTTTCAATTGAGAATGCCATCTCTGAAAAATTAGAAGATCCATCACCTAATTCTTCAGCAGCTGCAGTTGTCATAGCAACACCAGATACATATGTTCCTGGCGAACTATCGTTAAGAACAGCAGGGTTAGTACCTTGCATTTGAGTTGCACCACCTGAGAAGTCATTATCTGCTTCGTTATAGAATGCTTCTGTACCAGTTTGATTGGTGAAACGTGATCTCATTGCAAAAATAAGACCAGTTGGCCCTGTCATTGGTTGAACACCAGCAATATCATAAGCGATAAGATTTGGCATTGATCTTCGTACTAATGAAATTAGTATTGGATCATAACCTTGAACATTCCCACTAGATGGGGCATATCCAGAGTTAGTAGGTGCGGCTTCTGATAAAAATTTATTATCTTCTTGAATAGCCTTTTCTTGATTTTCTAGAATAAGTGAGGTAACAGCCCTACGATAAGCATCATCAATCTTTGGAAGATTTTTGTGCTCAAGAACTGGTTGCCACTTTTCCTGTAGTTGTTCTGTATTGAACATCCGTATTCTCCTTATTTGAGTTTTCTAAACATTATTTATTAATCTACTATTTTTCAACGGCATTCGCTGGTACATTTCTACTGATTGCATCCATGTAAGCGGCCATTGCACCAGTTTCGTAAGACTCAGAACCAGTATTGGTTTCAGAATCCACAGATTCAGCGACAGTTTTTGCTTTTGGAAAATAACTTTCCTTAAGCGTATCGAGTTTTTCTTTGAAGGAATCTTCATCAGTAAACTCAACATCTTCTACAAGACCTTTAAACTTTTCTGCCTCTGTATCTGTCAGATCAGAACAGGCTTGTGAAAATACTGATTCACGAACTAACTTTGAATTGTTTGACTTCATAGAAGCATTCTTTTCAATTTGTTCATTGAGTTTCTTTTCTAGTTCATCAATTTTTTCAGATTGTTGACCTAGTATATCATACTTCTCGTCTGGAACATCAATGTAATGCTCTTCAAACAATGCTTTAAGACCAGAAATAAAGTCCTCTGAAATTTCACCTTTAAGTCCTCTTTCAAGTGCAATTTCATTTTCCTTCATCCACTCTTCTACAACATAGTTCATATATGCGTCAACTTTTTCAGTTAACTCTACTTTGATGGTTTCGACTTCTTCAGTAATTGACTTGGACTTTTCTTCTTCCATTCTTACAATCTCTGAACGTAGTTTTGATTTAATTGCTGCTTCAAAAACAGTTTTTGCTTTGTTTTTGAACTCTTCAGATAAATCTTCATTTGAAGTTAAAGCATCTACATCATCAGAAACATCTACAGATGCAAGACGATCTTCGATAGTTGATTCATCAACTTCTTCTTTATCATCTTCGTCATCAGCACCATTCATTTTTTCCATTTTATTATAAGCGGCTTTAAGATCTTTCTTTTCCATTTTTTTCATCATGGAAGTCATAGCCTTTATCATTTCACCATCAGACATTTCTTTTTCGTCATCATCTTCTTTTTCTTCTTCGATCTTATCTTGATCTGCTTGAGCTTCAGTATCTTCAGACTTTGTTGCCTTTGCTTTAGGTTCGGCTGCTTTTTTCATCTTGTCATCTGCTTTAGATGGCCCAGAGTCTTTTTCATCAGGCTTTACCACGGCAGGCCCCAAGTCTTGAACTTCACCTTTTGGTTTTTCCATTGCGTCACTTTTAGCGGCACTTTTTTTCAGATCTGCTTTTTCTTCCAGTTCTGATTTTACTTCCGCTTCAAGCTCTTCAATTGTCTTGTCTAAATCTGACATTGGACAGTTCTCCTTGACTTTGATTTCTACACATATTTATAATATTACAAACTTTTAAAAAATTTCGCTAACGCAAGAGCGTCTACATTTGCCCTTCGTGAACGAGTATCTCTTTCGATTCCTTCTTTTATTTCCGCTATCTCAACTTCTTTGAGTATGCCATTTGACCATACCCATTCTTTGCCTTCCATAATACCTTCAACAAAGGCTTGAGGCGCAGATGGGTCTGCAACTATATCGGCTGCAGTAGCCAAGTAGAAGTCATCTTTCACATAATTCGCACCACCTTTAGACTCTAGAGAACCCATGCCTCTTGAAGAAACACCAAGTTTCCCCCCATCTTTAATAAGTGCTTTCGCAATTTCCCCCATTGGTGTTCCAAGCAATTTTGCTTCACCAACAAAGTTCTTTCCATCAGCTTCAAGTTTAGTTATCATGTGCGAAACTCTGTCCAAGTTGACAGTTGGGCCCTCTGGGTGTCCGAGCTCACCAAACGCACGACCTTCAGCAACAAATTCTTTGTTATAGCGTTTTACTTCTTTTTGTAAAACAGGCAGAGGATATACTCTACCATTTCTATTCTTCATATCTGCTTGCATAAAGATTCCACGAATCTTCATGTTTGTTTTTCCGTCCTCTTTCTCTTCTACAATATACTCTACTTCTTGGATTGATTCTGCAATAAGTTTCATGTTTATCTCCTAAAACCCAGAAGCGACTACAGGTGTTCCTTCACCAGAACCAGCACGCAATCCTTCACCAACACCTAAAGTAATTATTCTTCCACCAGCTGGAAGTTTTATTACTCCAACATCTCCATCATCAGCTGCATTACGAACTGTTACTGTTACTGCACTTGTATGATATACCCAAACCGCTCCGACAGTTTTGAATTTTGTAGTCGATCCATTTAAACTTTCTGTGGCTCCAATTACTCTCATTGTTCTATATCCCTATACTGTCAAAACTTCTGATTCAAAATAGTCCATTAGTTTCTTCTCTGGTACTTTGAATTTTTTTGCGACATTTGTTATTGTTTTCTCAAAAGTATTTAGGAAATTTGAAGGTTTTACTTCCATTTCCTTAAAAATTGCGTCAACAGCTTCCTTAACTTTCGGAGAAAGTTTTTTATACTGTTTTGACGTTTTGTATTCGTCTTTTTCAGGCAAATTTAACCTAAAATTTTCAAAAGATCTACTCACCATTTTCTTCTGTATCTGATATGTGATGTTTTACAAATGTTTTTGCAACATCTTTTCTTTTAGTTTCTAGTGCATCACCAACCTTTGCAGATAAAGCACTTGTAAAGTGTGTTTCTGCTGATAGGTTATCACCACTTGAAATTGAATCTACGAAATCTCTTACGCTCATTATTTTTCTCCTTCTGATGGTTCATTGGTTGCAAACATACCATCTGTGTCTGGATCACCATTTTCTCCACCTTCTTCATCTTTAATTTGATCTTCTATTTCTTGTATTTCATCATCACTCATTCTAAGTATATGTTTTCTTACATATTCTTTAGAAAAATATGTACCTACATATGATTCTATTGTACCTAACATATCTAAACGATTTTGCATAAGTTCTGCATTTTTAAGTTCTGTAAAGTGACCATCTTGTAAGTAATCAAATTGTAATAACTCTTTTATTAAAGGCCATTCTTCAACTGCAATTACACCTTTGAGTACAAGTTGTGTTTTTAACATATCATTAAATAAATTAGAAAACTTTTTACGCAATCTTTGTACAAACTTTGTAAATTTAAGTTCATCTCTTGTTATGTTATCAGAACGTCCTATTTGAAATCCTGTTTCTTCTGCAAGTCTTGATACAGGCACATTTAATGAACGATATAATTTCTTTTGAAAATACTGTATATCATCTATTTCACCAAGATTAGATCCGCCTGGAAGTGTAGTAATCTCTGTACCTCTTCCACCTTCTCTTCTTGGTAACCAAAAATCTTCTAACATTGACATATGATTTCTATCGTCACGAATTTCACCAGTTTTTGCGTCATATACTAGTTTGTTTCTATAACGATTCATTACGTCTTTTAGATAAGCTTCTGCTTTTACTTTAGGAAGATTTCCTACATCAATGTAAAATATTCTTCTTTCTGGAGCTCTTGATATACGATAGATTACTAATGCGTCCTCTATCATACGTAACTGATTTACTGGTTTAATTGCTTTATTTAAATGTGATAATACATTTCCTCTCGTCATATCAATAAGTCCAGATGGACAATATGATATAGAGTCAGCTGTAAGTTTTACACCAGTAGAAGTACCAGTTGATTGATCTAGTCCTTTATCATTATACAAATAAAAATCTTCTATTTGTCTAATAACATCTAATCCAGTTCTTTGATCTTTTTCTACTTTTTTATTACGAACTTTTTTAATTTTTCTTGGATCAATATAACGTACTTCTTGAATACCTTTTTTCGTATTTTTAGAGTCTATAATTTTATGATAGTATAGTCTACCATCAATATACCATCTTCTGAAGATATCATGTCCTTTTTCGTTAAAATCTAAAAGACGTAATACTTCATCAAACTCTTCACGAATTTTATTTTTAATTGTTTGAGAAAGGTTAAGTCTATCTAATGAAAGAGAAACAGATTGTCCTTTTTCATCAGACACAATAGACTCGTTCACTATATCCTCAATTGCACTATCACATTCTGGTTGTTGTGCAATTGAACGATATCTATTGATTAAATCAAGATCACTACGATCTCTCCCAGCTATATCCAAAATAGAAGAATAAAATCCACCACCAGATATATCATAGGAGCCATCATCTGGAGAAGGAGTCGTTATTGAATCCTTCCCCAAATCTTGTTTCGCTCTTGTTATTCTGAAACCGAAAAGTTCAGCCATACTATAATTCTCCTAGTTAATACCCAACTATTTAGTCGGATAAATTAACTAGATATCACTTGCAGTAAATGAAGTATATCTCCATGTTACATCAAAGGTTTCAATATCACTTACTGTGTCGTATGATAATTCTACTGGTGCAAGAATTGTTGGCCAACAGTTTCTGATAATATATCTTTTCAGAATATTATCTGCTCTGTCTAACTGTTCAACTCTTAAATCAGCAGTATAATCGGAAACATTTACTAATCCAGTATTTGTTTCAAGATCATTTATACCATTCATCCATCTTTCCATTGCATTTCTTACCATAAAATCAGTATCGTTAATGATTGTGGTAGTCCATGTTTCAAAAGTTCTATCACCAGCAAGAAATAACTGTCTACCTCTAAAGTTTACCGCTACTTCTGGTATCGTTTGTCCAGGCAAAGATGTTGCCTTGACTAAAAATTGTGTTCTAACTGCATCCAATCCAGTTGTGATAGTTGTGGGCGTTGTCATTACAACTCTGTATTGATTTGCTCTTGCACCACCACCGATAAGGTTGGATTTAAAATCGTCTATACTAGCCATCTTTTATCTCCCTTATCCGCCTATCTCGCTGAAAGCGACACCAGTTCGCACAGCGATGAAGTTAAGTTGAACAAAGTTAATTGACCTTGATGGTTTGACAAAGATATCTCCGACAAACTCATTTCTGTCAATCACTTCTCCAGTATTATTTGTTTCGTCTGCGATTACAGAGAAATCACTAATACCTCTTCTTCCTTGTACATCTCTCAAGAAAGGTTCTACTAAGTTAACAAACTGAGCTCTTGTGAACGCATCATTGAACTCAAACATTTGAAACTTAGCGGCATTTGAAATTGCTTTCTCAAGTACAAGAAACAATCTTCGTACATTAATTCTGTCAAATGCACTAGGTCTTGTTAGAGCAGTTTTATCTCCAAAAAGAACTGTGCCTTGGCCTGGGAATGTACATACAGGATTTATTCTGTTTTGATAAAGTAAATCTCTTTCTGCTTTTGATGGGTTAAACGCAAGTTTGGTTGTACCACGAACTCCACCTCTGTTATAACCAGCAGGAGAGAACCATGCGTCAGCAACAAGATCAGTATTTGCAGTAATTCCAGCAATGTCACCATTGAGTGGAACATATCTGTAAACATCATTATACTTGTCAAACATATACTTGTATCCACTATCGAATACACAGTAAGATGAACTGTTTAGATTACCAAAGAATGTAGTTACTGCTGTTGTTTTTGCAGAGTTACTTGCACCACCAACAACATCACCACTTCTTGGTGAAATAAACGCAACTGCATCTTTTCTTGATTCTGCAAGTGCAACCACATTTTGTCCATGAGTAATACCATCTGCACCAGAACCACAAGCACCAGACATGATTAAATCTACTTCGGTTGTATCGTTGTCGAGTAAATCTAAACTGGTTTTCTTTTCACCTACTGATGGAGTAGCATCTACACCATTGGTTAAAGCAGTATCAATTACTTGTGCGTTATCAGTTGGTTGTACATAAGTAGTACCATCAGTTGGTGTACTCTTACCACCATCAGTATTAATAGAACTATGATGACTACCCCAATATACATGCTTAGAAGTATCATTTAATACATTTACATAATAATTAGAACCACCTTGTGGTGTTTTTGCAATTCCACCCTGTGATACAAATCCAAATGTTTCTAATACAGCGGCAGTTCTTTGTCCAGCTGCATCAGCATCAAAACCAGTAATTGCACCAGTATGATCATATACAACAATATGCATTTCGTCATTTACATAACCTTTATCTGCAGCCCATGTTGATGTTGCAGGAGCAGAGTCAAATAAGTCATGAAATTTCCAACGTCTTGTTATTTCTTCATTATCAAGAACAGCTGATGTTAATCCACCACCATTTACTTGATCTGATTGTCTAATAGTAAGAACATGAGTAGCAATATTTGTTACTTCATATTTTGTAGAGTGACCAGTATCAGCACCAGTAGTTCCATCAAAAGTAATAATATCACCTACGTTGAATTTAGTACCATCATCTACTGTAACTGAGGTGTCACCAGCAGATTTTGCACCATTAACACCACCTGTATTAGCAGCATATTTTTGTGAAAACCCATTAGCGCCTGCACATATTGATACTTTTAATGCATTACCATGAGCACCCATTGTTTTTGCTGTCCAGACACTACCAGCTGCACCAATAGTATCATAGTCTGCTCTATTTTTTATATCTAATGCAGATCCAGCGCCTACTGCATTTTTAGCGAGGGCTGCGTCTGCACGAATTACTCTAAGATTACTAGAGTATTGTAAAAAGTTTGCGGCTGTAAACCAATCTTCATAATTAGTACCATTTGGTTTACCAAAAGTGTTAACCAGCTCTTCCTCTGAATTTATTATAGTAATTTCTTCTACAGGGCCTTTGGAAAAATGTCCAACCATGACACCTATACCAGAACTTACTGGAGGAACAACATTAGTTTTGTCAACTTCTTTTGTGACCACACCAGGCGAAACTTGAAAAGCCATATTTTTTTCTCCTTATGATCCATAAAGTTTTAAACTTACAACTATATTTATAAAATAAACCTTCTTGACATTATGTTTTATAGGTTAGACTACACATAAATAATTACATGAGTACATTTTATGAAAAATATAAAAAGACTATTAGACAGGTTTCTCAACGAAATTATAGAGCAAGAATAATATGGGTGCATGAATATCTTGCAGATAAATGTTGTAAATACTGTGGTGAGCCTGAAACTGCGTGTTTAAAGTTCTATCCATTTGATATGCACATTAGACGATTAACCAAAAGAAAAGGATTAAATCCAAACTCCAGAAGTGAAGTCATGGATCTTATCAAAGAAAGTGAAATTGTTTGTGCAAACTGTTATCTTAAATTAGAAAATGATCTAATAGATATTATGTAATTACCAATCTGATTCATATGTTCTAACTACAGGTGTCCATCTTGTTCCATATTCGTCAATTTCAACATCATTATTTACACCATCTAATATAAACCCAAATGGAGCCATATCCTGTTCTAATTGGTTTTGTTGTTCCTTATACATTCTTTCACGAATATCATCATCTGTTAGTTCCTTAAAGTAGGTTTGTTGTACTAACCAACCAAATAAAACACAACACATAACTAAATCGTCTGTATGTCCATCTTCTGCTTCATATGATTGTCCTTTAAGTATAAATGTAGAAAACTCTTTTATCAACTCGTAATCATTAATAATAATCTTATCAGTTTCTACTATTTGTTTTAGATTAGAACAACCCATCTTTTTTACTGCCTTAGTTGTTCTCACACCAAGTTGTGCCTTTCCACCAGAAAATCCACCCCCAACTATTTGGCCAGCTCTACCTCTCATAGATGCCATAATAAGATTTTCATATTCTAAATCAAACTGTAGTGCAGTTGCAACTTGTTCTCCTATATCATTTACTTCTACTAACGTATAGGCTTGATTATATGCAAGTGCAACCTCATGTATAATGTTAGGAAAAAGTAATGGTTTTATCTCATTGTTTCTATACTTTGCAACTATCTTATAGGGTACAGTAGATACATCAAAAACCACAAACGCAGAATAATCATTGTTTGTTCCTCTAGAAACGTCTGCAATTAAAATATAAGTACTTCCTTTGTTTGGTTTTTCATACATATCTAATCCAGCATTTGTTTTTATAGCATTATGAAACGCCATTGATTTTATCTTTGCTGGTGCAATAAGTGTATTTGCAGAACCTAAAAACTCACATTCAAACTCTCTACGAAATTGTTCTTCTGAAGTGTTTGCAATAGTTTCTTCTCTCCACTTTGCATCACGGCCTGGAACTTCACTCCAATGAACATCTATAATATTATAGGAGTTTCTTTTGTTTTCTGCGTCTACCCAAAGTTTATAAAATAAATTCATACCATTTGGTGTAGATACGATAATAACTTTAGTTGATTTACCAGATGAAATTGTAGGATAAACAGAACTAAAAAAGTCCTCTGCAACTGTATTCGGAACAAATGCAAATTCGTCTAGGAATATCATGTTATATGAACCACCACGAACTGCACTAGATGATGTAGATGATGCAACAACTCTAGAACCATTCTCTAAATCAAGAGAACCTTTATTCCAAGACATTACACCTTGTTGTAACCATTTTGGTAAATTTTCATATGCGAGTTGCAATCGACCAAGAATATCTCTTGCAGTTGAAGCTTTGTTTGCAAGTATCGCTACATTCATATTTGAGTTAAATAAAACATAATATAAAATATAAGAAACAAGTGTTGTAGATTTACCACTTTGTCTAGGCATTTTACATATTGTAAAACGATTATTGTGAACTGTGCCAACCATCTCTTTTTGAAATGGAAACATCTTAAAAGGAACTAAACCTTCATCTAGCGATACAATTTTAATATAATTACTTATAAAATATAGTGGATCTTTCATACACTTTTGGTATTCAAGAATCTGATCTTTTGTCCATTCTACAGAAACATTAGATTTTTTTAATAGAGGATTTCCTAGATAATGATCAAGTTGTGACATAAGTTATCTCTTGTCACCCTTTAACATTTTTTGTAACTCAGCTGTACTTCCTACAAATAGTGCGTTAGTTACATTTTTGGGTGCATTACTTGGAATTTCTTTTAACTTTTGCATTTTTAATTGCAAGTCTACAAGTTTTTCATTTACTTCTGCAACTTGTTTTATTAAATTACCAGCGACCTCATATGATCTTGGTGTTTCACTTTCTCTTGCAAGATCAAGAATACCTGTAATTGCATCTTGACCTCTTTCTATTAAATTATAAAAGTTTTCTCTTTGATACTTATAGTCATTATCAATATCTTCATCATTTAGTTTTGTTTCTGGAACAACTATATCTTTTGGTGGAGTTACATCTTTTGTTGAGTTTTCAACAACGTCTGTTATTCCTAAAACATTATCTAGAATATCGGATTGTGTTTTCATAACTATGCATCATCAGTATCTGTACCACTTTTCTCATCATAATTCTTTGCGTCTTGGAAAAATGATGTTACTTCATTAAATCCAAAGTTATCCTCATCTGATGGATCAAAAGATGTAGGAGCTACATTTGATGGATTTGGTGTTACAGAATACCTCTGTTCTCTTTTTGGTGAATTTACTGGAAGGTCTGCATATTGATCTACTTGAACTTTTCTAATAATATTAGATGCAGTTACTGGGCCGTACATATAGTATTTTGCAGTAAATGATAAAGTATAGATAATAGATCTTCTAGATGTAAAAGTACCTTCGTAATCATCTTCATAACCAACACTATTTAAAATAATTGGTACATCACGAATTATATCCAACTCTGGAACTTCTTTCATAGTTACTGTATAATCTGGTTGAAAGAATGGTAGTATTTGTTCTACTATCTGTAGTGCGTCATCAGAGTTTTTAGACAAAACATATAGTTCAAAATTTATATTATAAGGTACAGGCATAAAACCAGATTTTACTTGATTAGTATCTGTACCATCTGCAACCTTTTTAACTTTAACTGTTTTTTGTAATTTTCTTGCTGGATCATATGCAATACCAGAAATTTCAAAACCAATTCTTGGTAATGTTACTGCAACTTTTTTATTTAAGTTTGGATCTTCAGTAAGTCTTGATAACCATTTTTGTTTAGGGCCATATGCAAGAGGAACTTTCATAGATTGTACTATATTCCCACTTCCATCTTTTTTATGGAGCTGTATAGTATTAAATATTGTTCCGAATGCAACTACCACATTTCGTGTTGAATTATTATAAAAGTATTGTCCTATCATATTATCTCATCCCAGCATCACCAAAAGGATTTCCTTCTGTGAAGTCTAATATATTATCATCTAAAGTTTCAAAAATATCGTTTTGTGAATTTTCGTCTATTATTGTTAAGTTAAATTCTTCTTGTATTATATAGGAAGGTGATGCACCCTCAACTTCACTTTCCATAATTATAGAACCTGTACCAGTTGTTGAAGGAAAAAGACGAATTGTTTCTTCTTCTAATGTTATTTGATATGCAAGTTGATCTAAACTATTATCTTTGTCTATATTATCAAGTTCTACAATACCAGTATCAATCTTTTCAGAGCCATACTCAAAAGATTTGCATTTTAATTTATATGTGGGTAAATTGTTTACTTGATAGAATGGATCATCATGGTCTACAAATGTAATTTCAAATAACTTATTACCTCTTGCCCAATAAATTAAATCGCCCTCATTAGGTCTTAAATTTGTAACCAAGTTATTATCAATCGCAACAAATTGTTCCCATCTTCTTCTTGCAACAACAAATGTTGCATCATCTTGAATATCTAAACCAAATTTAGACATGAGTTCTTTTTCTCCCTCATATCCATCATTTGTTTCTAAATACATTTCAATAACATAAGAAGTTTCAAAAGAAGAACTTAAATCTTCTTCAAAAACAGTATTTGTACCAGCCATTTTTCTTGGAATATAGTAAACATCTTGACCATAGATTTTTAATTGTTCTATGATAAGATCTTCGTATAGATCTCTTTCTGGTCTTGTTCCTGTATCGAAATATACATTAGTAGGCATAATCTATCCTACCATATATGTTGGGGGTAATTCAAATGCAAGTTGTATTTGTTCTTCTAACTTATTTAATTCTTCTTGTGCTTGTGTATATATTTGTTCACCATTCATAGTTACACCACCCAACATTTGCACGCCTTGAAACTTAGATAAGTTTGCACCCCATTGTCTTTTAATTAATTGTGTTGCATATTTTTTTAAAAATATATCATTCCATATATCTGAATATGTTGCTGGATCTAATTTACGATAACATTCTATAATGATATGTTCATCAGCAGAAATATCTGTTTGAAAGTCCATATCCAAATATAATCTATTTTGATGTTGATTGTGTCTTATAGGAACTTCACCTATTAAAACATGATCTAAAAAATCTAAATGTTTCATTGTCATTTCATAGTGTATAATAGATGTAGAACTAAAATCATATAAATCATTAAGTCTAAGTTGATATTTTAAATCAAACATATTTAAAGCGTGTTTATCTGTCATTGGAAAAACTTGTATAATTGACATAATACTAGAAGGAACTGGAATGTAATTTTTTTGTTCTTTCCAAGTCGCAGTTGTTGAGCCATCAATATCTGTTACTTGTGTTAAAGAATTATCACTTCTTGCTCTTGTTATATCAGCTTCTGTAACTTGATATTTAAGATACATTCTTTCAACACCATCATAGTGATATTGAGAGAAGTATTGTAATGCTTCATCTATTCTATCATCTACTTGATCTGGATCAACATTAATTTCAATTACAGGTTTTCCTAGACTTCTAAGACAATAATCTTTAAATGTTGTTCTTGTTGTTGGTGTTGCCATTTTCTTTCCTCTCTATATTAATACGGCAAAAACTTAGTAGCGATTGGATCTCCTACTCCAGTTAATATATGATTATTTCCAGAGATATCAGTAAACGAATTACTTGTAATTGCTGTAAGAACTGAACACTGACCACTAGGAATAGATGTATTAACATTAGTTGTACTAGAATACGTTCCACCAGTTGGTGTTAAATTTCCTGTCGGTACTGCAAAATTACCAGTATAAACAGCCGTACCTTTGATTACTCTGAAGTTGCTAAGATAAAAATTAGGTGTTTGATCAGGGCCGTACATAGCACCTAGTCCTAAATAATCACCAGTACTATAGTTTGTAGTATCGCTTCTAGTATATATTTGAGTTCCATCTTTATATACATATATATTACTTGAAGTTTTTGTCATAGCGTAATGCACCCAAGTATCAGCAACCGCTGCATTTGCAACCCCAAATGCATATTCACCACCTGCTCCATAAAGCTTTAATGTAGTTGCACTAGCTAAACCAAGACTCACAGAGGTAGTATAATTAGCTCCAAACCCAAGAGCATGATTTCCACCAACTTGCCAAAACCCATTATTATTAGAGCCGCCTCCTAAATAGTAAACCCACCCTTCAATAGTCCAATCGCCTGTACCTAACGTAAAATCAGCGTTTTGTTGTGCTTTCACTACGTTATTACTATTACCAGAAAAATAAAATGATCCACCAGGCAAACTCTCAAAAGGTGTTGCATAATGAAATGCTGTATTTCCATTAAGAGTTAACGCATGAGTTCCAGAACTTTCGTCAGTTGTGGCAATTTCAACTTTTCTTGAGTCTGCTGTCACAGTTCCTTGAGGCATTGTAATAGTTTTACTAGTACCACTATTATCAGTTAAGACATTAGAATCGCCTTGTGCTGTTAATAATACTGTACCACTTACGGCTGTCGCTGGAGTTGTCGGTACAGCAAATTTAGCAGCAGAAGTTTGTAATGCTGTACCTTTAATAACTCTAAAGTCACTTATCAATATTCCATTATCCCAACCATAATTACCACTCATTTCTCCACCAATACGTAATTGTGATGTTGAAGGAGCATGAGTATAACTTCTTGTCCAACTTTGGCCTGTCGTAATTATACTACCAGAAGAATTTGTAGTATTACCATTGAGAGATATGTAATGATTATTTCCATGTCTACAAAATCTTACATAATACCATTGACCAGTTTCTGATCCAAAATCAGTTAGATTTATTTGACCAGAACCTGTTCCTGCTACATCCCAAAAGTTTAATCTATTACTACTTTGTGTATAATATATTTGAATAGCATCAGAATTAGCTGTGCCTGCACCAAAAAACCAATTGTTACTACTAGGAGTTGCTAATAAGTAAAACCAAAAATCTATAGTCCAACTACCAGAACCCATAGACATATCAGCATGGGTTACTAATAAATTTTCAGCATTTGCATTAAATAAATAAGATCCAGATGAAGCATAAACAGGCGTAGGATTTCTACCAATTAACAGTTTTGTGTTAGCTACACCAGGCGATGATGGTGAACTTGGTACAGGTATTGAACTAACAAAAGGTGAGGCCGCATTTGCAACTGCATCTCCTCTTGCAGTTAAAGATACACTTGATGCACTATCATCATTAATTCCGCCAGATTCATTTGCAGTTAAAAGTTTAGTGTGACCAGAGGGTATTGATGTATTAACATTTGTAGTGGAATAATAAGTTCCACCAGTTAATGTTAGTGGGCCAGTGGGTGGAGTAAAAGCACTACTATAAACTCCAGTTCCAACAACATATCTTACGTTTGAGATTTTGCCAGGAATTAAATAGCTATTATTATAGTAACCACCAATATTAATTTTTGTTACAGTATAATTTTTTGCATCAGATACAGATATAACCTCTACGCCATCAACATAAAGTTTTGTAACATTGCTTATTCTAACATAAGCAATGTGATGCCATGTGTTCACAGTTGGCATAAGACCTGTAGTAGAATTTTGGTGAGTATCATTGTAGTATATTTGATAATTACCACTAGCATTATATGCAAAACCAATACCATTATATTGATTAGTACCAGAGAGTTCATTAGTGTGAATACCAATAATACCCTCTTGGGTCGCTACACTAGTAGTATTAAAAAAACATTCTAAAGTAAAATCACTAGTACCAGCTGCTGTTACTGTACCAGTTACCCAATCACCAGATCCATCAAGAAGAAAAGAACCATTTGCAGGAGCAGCTGTTACAGAATAAGCAGCAGACCCTTTTATAATTCTTGCATTTGAAATATAACCATCAAAATATTGACTAGGACTACCAGCATTTGTTTGTGCCCCAATAGCTAATGGTTCTGTTCCATTGTGAATAGTACCTTGAGTTCCAGTAGAAGCTTGTTGACTGCCGTTAACGAATAATTTTATAGTATCGCTAACACCCATTGCAACTACATGATACCAAGTATGATTAGATATTGGTTTATCACCTGTTACAATTATATTGGTACTGCCATCATTCGTGTAAAGAAGTTGTAGTTTATTACCAGTGCTTTCACCTATTCTTAATATGTAGTCTTTTCCTGTTCCAGTACTACTCCATTTATTGATAATGTGGTGAGAGTCAGAAGCAGCAGAGTTTTGTTGCCATATCCATGCGTCTAATGTAAAATCCCCAGTTCCTAGATCAAAATCATCATGGTCTGCTAATTGTATATAATCGCCCGTACCATCAAAATAAAGTGAGCCTGAAACTGAGAATGCTAAACCAAAATTTTGTAAAGTTGTTGCGGCATTCGTACCATCAGATATTGAAAAATTAAGCGAAAAATCACCAGCATAGCTTGCGTTTGTACTAGGCGTTATTTTAATAAATCTATTTGTTGTATTAGTACTAGCAGCTAACGCAGAATAAGTTCCACCAGATGTTGCACTACTTGTTACTGTTGCTGTTGTGCCACCCCCATTTGTAAGTGACCCAGCAGTTACAGCATATGAATATTGTAGAGTAGTGCCTTCATCTACATCCGTACCTACAAGCTCTATAGTTGTAGCCGTACCTTCTGAACTCAACGTAACATCTGTGCCAGATGCAGGGCTTACAAGTGTAGGGCTTGTATTTACTGTGGCTACTTTGTACCATCCAGACCCATTAAAAATGTAAAGGCCTGAATTTGCAGTAACTAGAGCTTGATCCCCAGCATTAGGAGAAGTAGCTGTCATTGCCGCAATATTTGCAAATACAGTAGTTCCACCACCAGCATTTGAATCTGCAGCTGATCCACCAGAAGCTTGTGTTTGAAATTGTACTTTGTTATCACTTCCCTTTTTTATAATAACTTTATTACTAGAATCGCCTATATGAACTTCATCTGCTATAATTTTTTTAAGATTATTAGAAGTGTCAGTTACTTTTAAATCACCAGAATCAGTATTTAACTGGGTAGTGCCAATTTTAATGGGTGATGTTCCACCTCTGTCTGCTCTATCTCTAGCCCTTGTCATCTATTTTATCCCTTTTAACTACAACTATTTATAACTTATGATATAGAAAAATAAACTAAACCATTTCCAGCTGGAACAACATCAGTGCCTTGAGTGCTTAATTGTCCTTGTGCGTATTTAACATGACTATTACCAGCCCAATTTGAATTTGCAAGTAAAGTATTTACATCTGGTGCATTATTTAATGAACTTTGTGTATTATTATTGCCAGGATTAGAAGATACTTTAGTATAAGTTTGACTAGTTGTCAATGATGTATTATAATAACTTGAGCCACCACCAGCAGGTTTGCCGTCACCACTACCAGCACCACCACCATAATATCCACCACCGCCTCCAGAAGAATCATTAGAATTAGATACAGTTTGACTTCCACCAGTTGGACTTCCACCTTGTAGTTTTGCACCATTTGATGCACCACCAGCACTTTGACTTCCACCTACACCACTTGATGCTGTTGTTGCTGAAGCAGAATCACCAGTTGCTCCACCACCAGACCCACCATGTCCAGCATATCCACAAGTTCCACCGCCTCCAGCTGCAATCATTAATATATCACTATCACTCATACCTGTAGCAAAAGTTGCTTTAGATAACATAGTCATTCCACCACCACCAGCACCAGAAGCGTCACCTTTTACTCCAAAACCACCATTAGGCCAACCAGCATCTCCACCATTACCATTACCAGCATTAGTGCCTCCACCAGCTTCCCCAATATAAAGATAATATGTTGTTCCAGTTTGTAATGTAGTAGTTGCATAACACAAAGCACCATTACCAGAATGATAACCAGCAGTATATTTTCCAACACCACCAGCTGCACCCCATAGATAAAAAGTAACAGTTACATTAGTTGCTCCAACTGTAATAGAGTGAGCCCACTCTCCGCCATGTCTTACATAACCAGTATTGCCTGGAAAAAATGTATTAATTGATCCATTTGAATTTATTTTAAAAGAATGGGGAGCTGGAAACCCACCATCACGATTTAATGCAGTTATAAAATTAGGTTTAAATATACCAGAAGCTTCTGTTCCAGACACAGTTCTAAAATTTGATATTAATCCACCTCTAGCCTTTGCCATTTTTAACTAATTTCCTCGTAACTACAAACTGCTTCAACATCTGAGGCTGCACTTGCTGTAAGTCTTAATGCATCTCCTTCTTCAAGATATATTGCTTTTGAAAGAACATCTATTGTAGAATCAGCAGGAACTGAAACTGTTTTCATAATATGATATGCAGTACTACTTCTAAAAATATCTATGTTTATTGTAGCAAGATTTACTCCATCAACATTTGATATGTATAAAGCATTTACTTTAAAAACTTTTCCAGATGAGCCTGCATTAGTTACGATTGCAGTTGCAGAAGTTCCAACAGCCTGAACGGCTGTTTTTCCTGTAATTGTTGCTACATTTACTATATTTGGTGCCGCCATTTTTATCCCCTATATTTTATCCACCGAAAACGATTGACATTGCGATTGCTTTTCCAGTAGAAGCACCCCCTAAATTATTTAGAGCTGTTGTTGCATTGTTAACATCAGATAAATTACTACTTATTTTTAGTGCGTTTGCAACTGAATAACTTTCAAAAACAAGGATTTCTAATATATCACTTGTAGCTGCTCCAGATGCTAGAGTTACAGTAGTACCACCAGATACAGTAAAATCGCCTTGTTGTTTATTTAATTTAGAACCATTTAAAAATACTTCTACATTATCTGCAAGAAAAGAAAGAGTTTGTGAAGCTGCATCTGCACCAGTAAATGCAGTTTGATTGTTAGTTGCAACATAAGTGTATCTATTTCCTACTACTGCATTATTTTCAGTAACGCCTCTTACATTAATCTCGTCATTATTTGCTGGTGTATAAGTGAATGTTAAAACACTTGTTCCAGTATTAAATGTATAGTCAGTAGCTGGTACTAGTAAACTACCATTTACAAATACCATAAATTGATCTATATTTACATAAGAATTTGTTAATGTAAATGTAGTTGCAGATCCATTTGCAGTAAATTTATCTAATTTTATTCTACCAACACCTATACTTCTTACAACAATTTCTGAAGAATTAACAGGTGTAAATGTAAATGTTAATGTTTGACCACTTATAGCATAATCTGTAGTTGGTGTTAAATGTTGACCATTATAAAATACAACAGCACCATCAGTTGTAAAAAGATTTGATAATGTAAATGTAGTTGTAGATCCATTGCCTGTAAATGTTTCTCTAACAGTATTTGTAACTTGATAAGTAGGATCAGTAATAGTAATTGTTTTATCTACACCAGTTCCAGATGCAGTTACAGAACTACCTACAAAGTTTAAAGAACTTGCAGCTGTAGATAATGCACTACCTTCGTCTTTTACTGTTATTGCACTTCCACCACCACCACCAGATGATGCGATTGTAATTGCATCAGTACCAGCATTCGTAGTAAGTGTAATATTAGAACCAGCAACTAATGTTAAAGTATCAGTAGCACTATCTGCTACTACATCACTTTGACCAGAAACTGAAATTGTTTTAAAAGTATTACTTGCACCACCAGAAGCTGCAGATTCTAAACCAATAGTTCCTGCTGAGTGGTCATATGTCATTACATAGTTATCTTGTCCAGAACCTACAGTTTGATCTGCATCAAATGTAAGATTTCCTAATAATACATTACCAGTTCCATGTGGTTCTATATCAATATTTCCATTTGATGTGGAAATAATTTTATGTGTTACTACGTCAAGACTACCGCCTAATTGTGGAGTAGAATCTTCTGCAACATTATTAATAGAAACTGCTTGAGCTCTTGCATCTGTATAGTATAAATTAGTTGAACCTTCGGTTATTGTATCTGTAGTACCTATTGTACTAGTACTTGCAGCCCAACCCATATATCCATGTGCAGAACATTGATAATACAAAACAGAAGGAGCATTTTCGGCAACTACAATTTGTGTATATGCACCAGCATTTCCTGGCGTACCATTTGTTGTAACACCTGTAGTATATGCAGTAGTTTTAGCTGCATCTAGATAAAATCTAAAAGGATGACCAGAGTTACTTGAATCAGTTTGATGAAATGTATAAGTATTTTTTGGAATTAATTTTAAAAATGGAGAAAATACTCCATTAATCTTATACTTACTACTAGAACCAGTTCCATGATATGGGTGTGCAACTGTAGAAGATGCAACTGTTACATAAAAGTTTTGTGCTGATCCATCAAATGCTGTTGCATAATGATCTGAAATAGTAACAACATTATTACTACCATCTCGCATATACATTTTTCTGTCATGCGTATTAAATGCAACCTCACCCTCAACCAAATTACTTGTTGTTGGTATGGTTGAGTGGGTATGTGACCTTTTTAGTTTTACATCAATAGCCATCAGGCATATCTCCTATATGACTATTTAGAATGTTCCACCATCAAGGGAATTAGAAACTCCCCATGTATCAGTACTAGTGTTATATAGAGCAAATTTATCTAATGTTCCCCCTCCAGTAGCACCATCTAATGCAGTTATAGTATTTAATGTATTTGCAACCAAAAGAGAACCTTTTGCAATTGTAGTTAATCCTGTACCACCAGCTGTGGCTGCAATTGCAGTTCCATTCCAAGTACCAGTTCCAATTGTTCCTAAAGTTGTAATGGATGTTTGACCAACATAAGTTGTAGCAATATTAATTGAATCAGCAGCTACAGTAATCCTATCAGCAGTTCCTACAACATCAAGTGTTGATCCACTTTTAGTAAGACCAGCACCACCAACAACATTACCAGCACCAGAAAATTGTGTAAACGCTATTGCAGTAGAACCAGGCGTAATAGCACCATTTGTTGTTACAACAAATCCATTATCAGCATTAGCTGTACCTTCTTCAACAAATACAAATGCACCAGAAGAAACATCGGCTGCACTATCAAAATCAGTTGCTCTTGTTGGAGCACCACTTGCATTTACTGTATAGATACCATTTTCTGATCCAGTTGATTGATTTTTTAAAAGTATTCTATTTCCAGTTGCAAGAGTAACACCATCAACTGTAGAGTTATTTGCAAATGCACTTGATAAAGTTCCATTAGCTGTTGTTGCAACTCTTACAGATTCTTTAATATCTAACCCTTGAAGTTGCCCGTCAACATAACCTTTATTAGCTGCATGATGAGATGCAGAAGGAGTACCAACATTTTTAATTACGTTACTAGATGCATCTATACTTCCAGCTGCATCTAATTTTAAATCTCCACTAGAAGTTGATATTGTCTGTGCATCTGCATCACCTAGTTTTATATTATCTACAGTTATAGCAGTAAATGCACTTGGATTTGTTTTAAGTTCTATCGTACTACCATTGATTGTGAAATCATTTGCATCAAAACCCATGAAAGATAATGCACCAGATCCATTAGTTGTCATAACATTATTCGCACTTCCATCAGCAGAAGGCAAGGTAAATGTTATATTAGAACCTAATGCATTAGGCCCTTTAAGTTCAAGATAATGATTACCATTATTAGTGCCTTCATTTAACTTAATTGAACCACCATTTGTAGCGTTAGTACCAACTAATAAATCATCTATTCTTTTATTACTATCAACAATAATAGCAGATGCTGCTGTTAATGTTCCATGAGCATGATCCATCATGTCTGTAAAGTATTGACCACCAATAACTGTTACAGAGTTTGATGAGTCACCTACAAAAAACCTTTTTCCATTATTTGATTGTGTTCCAGATCCATGTGTGTACGCTAATTCACCATCTTGTAGTGTTCCTGGCGCCGTGGAAGCTGTTGATCTTTTTATTTGTAATGTAATTGCCATTTTTTATATCCCTCTTTAAAAACTTCCAGAATTTAGCGTAATGTCCGCTGTTGTATCTAGTTCATTTCGTGCTGTCCATTTCTGTGTAGTTGAATTGTATTGTAATATTGCACCATTTTGTAGTCCAACACTTATTACGTCAACATTACTAATATCATTTAAACTAATAGTGGCAGCAGCTGCTGGGCCACCAGATGGGCCCTGTGGGCCTGGAACTGTAACACGAATTACTTGTGGTTGATTTGTAACGATTGCCATCTTTAACTCCTATTATGCCCTTGATACACTTGGATTGACAGTTGCAATCCCTTCTACTACTCTTGTTTTTGTTGCACCACCAGGCAGTGTCAAATTAACATCATAAACATATTTACCAGATTCAAGTGCAGATGTTTGTGCATCAGTTAACGAAATTGTTATTTGTCCATTTGTTGTTGGTGTTTCAAATACTACACTAAAACCTACTGAAGTTATTGACTCATACGTTTTTCGTAATTGAGCAATTCCAGAATATCCTGTTATATCCAAAGCTGCTCCATTACTATCTGCAATACTTATTGTTGTTGTAAATGTTGTGCCTTGATCTATAAATATATTTGATACTGTCGCCATAAAACAAAAAGACTCCTTCTTTGTCTATTTATAATGTTTAAACCCTCTATGCAATCGCAAGAAAAATATATCTTGCACCATTTACATTAATTGGAGCTGCAGCTACTGAAGAACTATATTGATTAGTACCATTGGTATAAGAATTTGCTGGAACAGCAAACCCTTGTGAATATGGATCAATCACATCTACACCTGTTTTATGTGCATGATCTTGATTTAAAACTGTAAACATATCATTTCCAGTTGCAATACCTTCAGTTCCATATCCGCCTGCATTTCCAGCATCAAACATATACCAATTACCAGCTGCATCTTCTCTTTTTATTATTATAAATCTTGCACCACCACTAAATCCACAGTTAACATTTACAGTTGTAGTACCAGTACCCAAATAATAACCAACCTTACTAACACCAGCTAAAGTTGCAAACATTATTCTTTGTACATAAAAGTTTGTTTGATTAGTAGGTTTTGGTATATTACCAGATGTTCCATCAACTCCTGTATATACAAGGTCTGAATTAGATGCAGTAACAGTTCCTATAGTATGAGATCCATGTGCAACAGTACCATAATTATCAGTAGTAATAGTATTATTTGAACTTTGTGATGAGTCAGCATAATAACCACCATAGTTATAAGTACTATTACCATTAATATTCATAGATTTATCCCACGCACCCCAACCAGCATTAATCATCATTCTATCATTTAATCCATTAGTCATATCTTTATGTCTAACATCAAACCCTAACCATCTTTTATCTGGATGACCACCGCCTACAGCGTTTTGAACATACTGACTATCAATAGTAGGTCTAAAAACTTTTGAAATGATCATTTCTGGAACAACTCCAAGATTATGCTTTGTTGTTAAAACATCACTAGAACTATTCAAAGTTCCAGATTGACCAGTAATTTTATCTACAGTTACATCCATAAATCCAGGCGCTCTTTGAAACATCATTGCATAGTTTTGTGCTTCAGATTGATTTGTACCACTTTGTTGAAAACTACCACTTGGATTTGGATTGGTTGTCCATTTTGCATAAAAACTTTGCAAAGATCCACTCCCAGCAGTTCCAATTTCTCCAAAACCATTACCATCAAATGGATTATATAAATCTCCTTGATTTGAACCATTATTTAAATATTGAGGATTAGAATCTAATCTACCAAGTTCATGTCCTATTTTACCTGTAAGTCTTGTGTATATATGATGATGACTAGCATTATTAGCTGGGTGATTAACATTAGAAAGTATTACAACATCTGGTTTAAATGTAATAGGAACTAAATGATTATTTTCGTGTGGTTTAAAAGCAGTTGTTCCCATCCACTTTCCATTATCTTGAACACCACTATTATAACTATCACGTTGTTTATCATTTTGAACAAAATCTTTATATTCTCCTTTAGAACTGTAAATTGAAGCTGTGTTATGTGGATCAGCAGAACCTCTTGCAGTAGCAAAAACTTCATTTCCAGCTGTCGGTACTTTTCTAGGTCTGCGAACTGCAAAATATAAATATCTTTCTCCAGATTTATTCCAGTTTCTTGACCATTCTTGTGTTTCACCACTCCAACTTCTATAGTCACTATTAAGGCCTGTTCCTCTTACTTCAAATCCTCTTGCGTGAGGAAATCCTACCATTCCATGAGTATGTGTAAATTCTCTGTCAAAGTAATGGCCTATGTTACCATTAGTATTTCTTCGACTTAAAGATAAAACATTTCCTTCATTTCTATCCCAACCTCTTGTTGTATCTAACATAATCCATTCACCACTAGTAGTCATTGCCTTAATCATTACAAATTGAGGCTCCCAACCTAAATCTACATTTACTCCAGATGTTTCTGTTCCATAGTGTTGTGTCGCATTATTATCATCAATATTTGATTGTGACCCAATGGTTGGATAATTAGTGAGTCCAGCTCCATTTCCAATATATGATCCAGTTGCAATATTTCCTGTATTTGGTTGGTCTGCAAAAAGATATACTTCATATATAACACCATTTACATTCATACCAGAAGCAGAAGCTGCAGATTGTGAATTATTAGTCCAATCGCCATTTATAACAATATAATCTTCGGTAGGAGTGCCAAGACTACTACTTGTTCCACCAAATATTTCGTTACCATATAGTTGATTACCACTGCCTGGATTTTGAAAGTTTGGTGTTTGAAATGAAGACTCATGATCCACAGTTGCAAAATGGTTGGGCATATCTTTATGCCACATGAATGTTGGAGCTGACATATTATTAGTGTGATGTCTTATCCATATCATCGCTGGCGTAACGCCTAAATTATGAGAGATTTGTCGATTAAAATTATTAGAACCATTTCCAGTATATTTAAACGCATCAAAAAACTTATGCGACTTTTTTATCGTAACTGCAACGAATCTACCATCTTTAGTTGTTTGTATTTGATCACCAAGACCCATACCAGTTTTATCAATATATTGAATCCCATCACTTTCACCACCACTACTACCATATAGTGAAGCACTGCCAGAAGATACAGTAGTAAAACTTCTATAATTACCTAAAGCACAGTATTGTTTCCTAGAACTATCTCTTCTAGTATCTAAGGTACTAAATATTCTGGTGTCATTCCACTTGTACGCATTATTAGTTAATTGGTTTGCTCCTGATGGTAAACCAGTTCCTAAATGATTATGCCTTCTACGATTTGATATGAAAATTAATCCAGCATTATCATTTGCATTATCATATGTATTTTTTGGATCTAAAACAAGTATCTGTGCTAATTGTTCACCACTACCACCACCAATAGGATTTGCTGATGTTACAGCATATGTTGTGCCACCATCAGTTCCTAAACCAACTCCAGTTGAATTACGATCAACAAAAGATAACATATTTACAGTATTTCCATGATAAGTAACCTTACCATTTTCCATATTTTCTGCACCTTGTATATATCTTGTTGAGTTAGTCATTCCCATTTTTTTATCTAAAATAGTACTGCTTCTACCCCAAGAACTAGTGTTCGTTGAAGTACCAGTTGGAACGAGAAACAAAAATTGTGGCGTACCATCAGATGTACTACCGCTTGATGGCATTGAATTTACAAATACTTTTTGTATACTTGAACTACTATCATCATTTCCCCAAAGATAAGCAACATAATTTTTTCCATTTCCATTTGTTAACAATTCTTGAGCATTTCCATTACTGCCTGATTGATTACTTGCATCTCCTACAGTAAAATGAGTAGTTGTAGGAGCAATCAGTGTAGATCCATTTCCAAGATTAACATATGCATCTGCTGTGCCACCACCAGTACATACAGGATATCTACCAAATTTTGCATTAACATTCATACTTGCAGGCCAAGTACTCATTGTAGTAGTTTGATTTCCTACATTCCAATGAATAGCATCTTTATTATCAGATAAATTTTTTATGAACATGAAAAGTGGTTGTGATCCTAGTCCATGAGCAATTTGTCTATTTAAATTTCCATCGCCTGTGTATGTGACAATATCAAAAAAGTGCTGTTTGACTCTCCATGTCCATGCCATATATTCAACACCTCTGGTATTAAAACAACCAGCTGATGTACTACCAGTACCATATCCTTCGGAAATACCAATTCTAAAACCATTAGTTGTATATTGAAACCAGTTGGAATCATTATTTGGTTGTACTTCGGGGTGTGCATTATTTAACTGCCAAAATTTAGAATTGCCCCTTACAGAATCAAACATTCCGCCTCTCATCTCATTACCACCAGTTGTTCCTAAAAACCCCCTAATCCAAGTCATAGAATTATTATTTGCTAAATCTATACCCAGATCAAACTCTCTAGGATAACCAGAACCAGTGTATCTTGTTGATGCCCAATATTGATCAGTGTCTAAACTAGAAGAACCTCGTAGATCAACTCCAGTTTCTAATCTTTTATGTTGTCCAACTGCAAATGTATTTATTAAATGACCACCAGTAGTATAATTATAATTACCTTCTGCGGCATCATTAGTGTAACTGGTTACATTAAAAATATTATCAACATTATTTTCTGCTTGATCTTGATTAGCACTAGCAGAAGAAAGTAATTTTTTAACTCCACTCACGTTTTTAAATCCTGTCCTAATGTAAATGCATAAATTGTTGCTCCACCATCATGAGTATAAAATCCAAAAATATCATGAGCTCCATTTAAAGAAGTTACTGATGGTGCATTTACTGTACCCCCTGCCCATTTGAACACATGACTTCCAGAGTTTGGCCAGTTAATGGAATATGGTGTTCCAGTTGCTGGTTGATGTAATTTTAAGGTAAAATAAAATGAAGTTCCATCTCCAGTATTTGGAGTATTATCTGGTGCAGGCACATTAGATAAACTAACTCCAGTAACATTACTAGCTAATGTATAATAAAAATTATTACCTTTATCGAAATCTAAATTTAAAGTTGAGCCTGATAAGGTTGCAGTTTGATAGTTTTCTACAATACCACCACTTCCTTTTAAATCATTTGCAAAATCAAACGCAGTTGATAATGCAAGTTTTGCTGGTGTTACATTTCCATCTTGTATTTCAGCAGTTGTAATTGCATTTGCAGCTACATCTTCTGCAACAATAACATTTGCACCGATTGCTCTTGAGTTAATTTTTCTAATAGGCATTTTCTTTTATCCTGTTTTTATCTATTTATTCAATAGTTTTAACTTGGGTATGTTGGCCAATCTTCATCTTTTAAATTAGGCCAATTTTTATGTTTTGGAATATCTCTTAAAGTTTGACGATATGTTTTCATATCATCTGACATAGTTAAATCAGAAGCAGAAGTCCAATCAGTTTCTGATAATCTTTTATTTCTTTTATTTCTTAAAGCTTTTGCTGTTTCTTCATCTAATGTTTTTAGATATTCAGTTTCGTCTGCTTTTTTAGAAAATTTATTTACTTCTGTCCATGAATAAGAATATGTTCCATCTTTATTTTTAGAAAGACTTCCTTGTTTTGCAACTTTTAAATTACTGGAAGGAGTAGGTTCTGTCGGATTTGTAATCAAACTCCAACCAAGATTATTTGCAATTTCAATGTTTTCAGAACTAGGCATAATTCTTCCTTCATGTATTGATCTTATTTCATTCCAGTTTTTAATTTCTTTTGTTTTTTCGTTGTAAAACATTACTTTCTCCTATGCCCAAGCTGCAAATATATAATGGTCACTTGTTCTATTTATTTTGTCATCTGAACTTTTTATTTGAAACCCAGTAGTAGTTTGATCTATTATATCTGCATTATTATAATTAGTTGAACCTACAGAGTCATTCCATTTGGTTTTGTTTATACCACTAGATGAACTATCAGTTCCAGTTGAACCAACATAAACTCCAGCTGCAGCTGCAGTTGGGTTTATTCCTGTGGCAGCACTATAAGAAGTTTCTGCAAAATCGTCATTACCACCAGTAGTAGAATTTACACTAATCCAAAGCCAAGGTGATGTTCTAGAACAGTTTTTAATCATTACCATTCTTGCACCATTAGTAAAACCACAATCAATATTTTTTGTAGATTGTCCATCTCCTGTATAAACACCTATTTTACTAAGTCCAGGCACAGTTGCCCAACTCCACGCAATATATCCACCACCACTTTCATTTGGACTAAACCCATTATCATTATTATATGGGCCATCATGAAGAACATTTCCAATGTAAAAATACGATATACCTGATGAATTTGGATTGGTAGGAGCTCCCCAATTTGCCCATTCACTTGTTCCCCAAAAATTATCTTCTCTTAATCTTGGAGCGTTATTTCCAAGATTAAGTAAATAATCATTTGTTCCATAGGATTGACCATATGCAATATCTTTATGAAACATAAGTGTGTGTGAAAAGTGATTAGTACCACTTGCATGATTTTTTATTTGTTTTACAATCACCATTTCTGGTTTTACGCCTAAACTTGTTGCAATACTACGATTACTTACACCATTACCACGATAATGTTCAAAAGAGTGGTAACCAAACTTTTTT